TTGAACCACCCTTGTTGTATACTTGAACTTGGATAGCACCCTTGTCACCTTTCAGACGATAACTGTTTGTCTTACCAGAGCCAGGTTTACTTGGGCCGGTTGCAACTTTGTCATCAATCTCTTTTGGGTCAACTGTGATACCATAAAGTTTCTCTGCCATCTTATATGCGTGTTGCATTGCAGAGGAAAAATCTTTGTGATACAGGTCATACTTTGCCTCATCAAGTTCAACTCCCTCACCCATAACCTTAATCTTGCGGCCAAACTCCTTTTGTAGATCAACACCAAGAGAACCAGCACCATCACCTTGAATAAAGATATCACCTTTACCCTTGAAGGCCTGACCGCCGCCATCGACTTGATCACTGTCTACATCTTCGATCTCACCATTATTGTATTCTGGGGAGTTCATGATGTATGATTTTACTTTATCAACCTCTCGGTCAGATACAGTAACTTTTACATCATAGTGATCATCTTTTACAGGTTTGTAGCCCTCTTCAATTTCTTCAGCAAGTTCCCAACCCTTTTTCATATACTTGTCTTTGTCTTTTTTGTCAATAACAACCACTTTGTTTTTCTTGACAACCATGACCTCTTTATTGGGGTCGGTTAATTGACGGGGCCCCTTCTCTTCTGGAACATATTCAGCGTTGATTTTGGACATGGCAAACTTTTGCAGTTTCATAATGTCTGCCCTCTTACCATCCTTCAACATATTTTCCATAGTCTTTTTGTTCTTATCATTAACCTTGTCATAGATTTTCATGATAGCAGAAGCGGTGAAAGAGTCCATCTGGATTTTTCCATCCTTCATCTTCAGTGTTTGCATAGCGCCGCCTGCAGCTTTACGCATTAATTCCATATTATTCACTTCCGATAACATAGAAAGCGATTCCGACATAGTTCTTGTATATTTGCCCATAAGATTTACCTTTCGTGTTGACTATTTAGGGTTTTACCATGCTTTACAAGACCAATAGCGGGCTTTCCACTTTGGGCCAGGATTATCACAATTATGACGGGCTCTGAAGTTTTTCCGTCTATCAGGGTCATCAACTTTAATTTCCATATTAGGATCACCAAAGTTAACCTTGACAACATTCCCTTTTTCGTTCTTCACATACACAGAGGACTTTTTAGGCCCATCTGGTGTATAGAACGGTTTATTCAGTGTTACTTTCCTACCTTGATATTCTGCCTTCTCTTCAATTTCGCCCCACTCGTTAAGTTCAGTTTCTTCTGGAACACAATTTGGAACTTCCTTACCACCCTTCTTCTTCATACCTACTTGTTTAAATCCCTGCCAACAGGAATCCTGTAAATTCCAATACTCTGTTTCCTCTTTTTTAGTTTGTTTCCACAAATCAGCATCAGACTTTCTTGCACCGCCACCCGTCAGAAATGAGTTTACCCTTGCCATCGCCCATTGCGGTGCGGTGGTGCCAGGCCTATGTCCACCCTTATATGCTGCAAGACCACGGTCATACACCTTTTTCAGAATACTGTAAGATACACCCGACTTTTCTGCTTTGTTTTTCAGTCCTTTGTTTGCTTCATTAACTTCACCATACATCTGTTTGAATTTCTTCGTATGCACAGATGGTTTTGTCTTTGCATCTGCATCCCCTGGCGCAGGCCCTTCCTTCTTTTTCTTAAAGTGTGCATCACGTTTTTTCTTAGTCTCTTTGGACATGTCTTTATAGTATTTTGCTGGCTGCGAGCCATCTCTACCTTTTATAGCTTTGTCCTGTTTCTCGTATCCGTATGCACCTTCTTGAACTTCCTCAGAGAGAGTGATCATAGGTGAAACTATCTCAGCAATTTGTATCGCTGACGTATGGTCTGTTGGGTAGTGCCAACCAGCTTTAATTCTACCTTGACCAGACTCTTCAGCAGCCTTAACTAATCCCTCATAATGATCTCTATATTTCTTACCATAATACTCGGCAACCATACGAGATTGCAAACTGTGATTACTGGGATAGGATGGCGTGTCCATAGAATCAGAGGTGAACTCCATAACGTTCATATCTTCGCCAACTGCCTCTGCGTGATCCCACGGACGAATGCGTTGGAATTTATTTTTATAATATCGGCCGATCCCTTTACCAGCTTCCACAATTTTTGTGATAGTACCGCTGTCGTACTCTAAGTCATTTTCGTCTAGATAATTTCGAATAGCAAACGTTGCAACCATATCATGTTCTTTTATACTGTTCTCGGCTTCCTTTTCACGTACCTTGGTTGCTGTAACAACAGCTGCGAGATCGTCTTTTCCTTTTTGACTACTTGGGAGTGGCGGTTCTTCAACGTCAATATTTTTCCAATCACCATCAATATTTTCTACTGGACTTTCTTCAACTGGTTCATACTTTAAGTCATCGACACTTTCTTCCTCTGGTTCATCCTGCTCACTGAACTTTTTCAGATCAGTTTTTGCTTTTGATTTTATCTTTGCAAGGCCATCCAAACCCTTTTTCTTTTCACTGTCTAGTTTTGCCGCTACTTCGGGAGAAGGCACTAATTTGGTCACATCAGGTAAATCCGATTTGCTGGGCATCTTCGGCAATTTCTTCATTTCATTTTTTGCCAGATATGCAGCAATTGCCATTTCTTTGCGTTTTTCTTTGGACTTACCTTTGAACTGCGGCGCATCAGACTTCTCAAAATCATCAATATAATCGCCCATATCAGCGTTTGCAGGCAATTTTTCTGTAATATACTGATTTATGTTTATGCGTTCAACCAAATCCTTGAAAGTAAACTCTGCGGCCTCATCAATTATTTGCCACCCTTGTCGAAGATATTTTTTCAACTCGTTATCAGGCACATTCATAGTAGACATAAGGCCAGGTTTTTTCATCCTGTAGTATTTTACTTTACCTCTATCCTTGAATATTTTTGGCCCACCAATTTGTCCCTTATCAAAGTCTCTAAGTTTCTGTTGAGGAGACTTTGCTTCACCTATAGGATCAAACTCTGCCTTCAACTCTTTTGGTAGTTTTCCTTTATCAACCAATTTGTTAATATAAGAAACTAAGTCTCGACCTTCTACACCCCTATATTCTCGTGCAATTTCACCAGCCCAAGCACTTGGATGTTTTCTATGTTCTGGGTCTTTCATACCATCAACATATCGTTGTATAATTTTCTCATAACCTTTTGGATGTTCCAATCTATGAAGTGTAGATAATGTTTTACGAAGCCAAGGTATCTGGTCTGATAACCTTTCATCAAGTTCAACATCCTCTTGGAACCTTAGAATCATTTTCTTTAGTTCGCCCTTTTTGGGATCAAAGATAGAATCTCCAATCTGGTTGCCATCCTTATCTACTTCAAACCCATACCAATCTTTACGATCTTTATAGATGATATAGTGCTTCTTACCAATCTTTTCAGAGTCATCTGGATATCCAGCATCACGTTTCTCACGCAATCGTGGCTCTCTGCGATTTGTTGATGGGTCTTCATTGCGTAAATTCTTCGGATCATTGTTCAGTGGGTTGTTGTCTTTGTGTCCAACATCCATACCCTTTACTGCATTATCACCCATTGCTCTACGAGCCTTGTTACGAGAGGATCGTCTTTCTATTTGTTCTGGCCGGGAGTGATAATTTTTATATTCTAACTTATAGTTGCGTTCGGCGATATCATACAACCATGATTTATGAACTTTACCATCTTCTGTCATGTAAGTGAGATAGTTAGTTCCCTTTCGAACAACCTCAGCTGTCCCATGTTCTGTTTCTATTGATTCACCAATGTTCCACATCTTTCCTGTAAGATAGGCGTCTCGCATTTCTTCATATGAATCCATTTCGCCCATGTCTCGTTCTTCACGAATACCCATGTGTTTACGAACATCATCAAATAATTTTCTTGCGTCTGAAAACCCTGATGGTACGCCCATCTTAAATGCTTCAAACTCATTATTTGAGGCCGCAGCACGCATTTTTGACGCCGACATACCTTCCACGCCCTCTGCGTCTGGATCACGTTCTCCCGCCGACACAACCGACACCGAATCAAAGTCATACAGAATATTGCCCTTCTTGTCAGGCTGACCGTTGTATCGTGTTAACAGTTCTGTAAATTCTGGCACCCTATCAGAGCCGGCCACCATGATTAAATTCTTGAACCCTTCTTTGTATAGGCTCTCTGCAATCATAATTGCTGTTTTAGCACTCTTATCTGCCTTGATGTTCCTTGCATACTTCTTGAACATCTTCCGCATATACGCAACCTTGAGCGAATGGGGAAGGGGGTCTTTTTTTGGATTTTGTGAAAAAGATGGATATACCCTAAACTCACCAGAACCAGCAACCTTTTTGCAGGCTTCAATAAGCTTTTCGTGTCCCGTTGTCGGGGGGTTGAAGCGTCCGAAGGCGAACACGATGGTTTCTTTGGATTCTACAAGTTGTCTAAATGTTTTCATCGATCCCATGCCTTTATAGCTGTGAAGTTGTTAAACGAGAACTCCATACGGTCTACAAGTTTAACTGCTCCACCACTCACTCTATCAATAGCAACGTAACCTTCGGGATTGGTCACTTTGAATCCATTACTAGTACGAACAAACGTATCTGTCAATCCCTTTACACTATTTAGTTTATTGACAATTTGTGCCTTCGCATCAACGAGCAAATTCTGAAACGTGATAACATTTTCCAAAACTCTCACATACTTCTTGAATTCTCGAACCATTTCTTTTTGTATATTTTGATATTTCTCTTTACCCTTAGGGCTTTTAGCCTTATCAATTTGTTTTTGAAAGTGCTGTTCTACCCATACTGGATAGCCCATAGCATGTTGTTTAGCATTTTTGATCTTCTCACCCTGCCGAACTTTACTATTGTTATACGTCTTCAAGGAAGCACCAGCCGCAGCACCCGTCAAACTTTCCTGTAGTGCAAGAAATTTAGTCAGCTGAACCGAATTGATTTTTCGAAATGTTTTTCCTGTTTCACTAAGAATTGCGGTAATAGCGTCTGTTTCACCTTGTGTGAATGTTGCCTCACCAGACGTATCTTTGTATGTGGCGTCATCCATCCATACTGATGAGGGTTTTTTGAGTCCACTAATATCTGCACCAAACGATGCCTTCATATCCTGTAAATTGTCACCTGTATATGTGGTGTGCCACACGATACCTAATTTTGCCTTTTTTATTGTCTTACCCAAATCGCTATCAACAGGCACAGCATAGACAATAGTGTTAGGCTGAAATGTAAGATACTTAACTCCATCAATGGTTTCGTTCTCAATGTCATCCGTAAACATAAGGTCGCCTTGTAGTACTCCCTTAATACCCAGTTTTGACAACTCCGCCAGTGCAACTTTGAATTTTGCATTTAATGTACCACTCAAATCATCGTCAATCTCTGCTGCTGTTTTGTATAATTTTGGATTGACATTGAACACACTTTTCTTCGCTACAAAGAATTTATTATCAGACGGATCGATACCAGCAAAGATAGCAGGCGCACCGTCCCACTTGACCGTCATGTTTACACTGGATCGACTTGATCCCGCCAACATGTCTCTTAGGGAACGCAAGAAGTTAATTGCAGCTCGACCACCATCTACACCGAAATTGATAATCTCATCCTCTAGATGTTCTAGATGTAGATTCTTTCCAGCTTTATCCTCTTTAATAAATTGTTCAAAAGATAGTTTAGGCCCAGAAGTTTTAAAATCTCTCTTACGCATAACTGTCTTTGCAACCAACTCTAACTCATCTCCTTTATGGGCCAACACAAAAGGAAGATTAATGTTTGTTCTCATATCATTAATAACTGCTTGTGCTTCTGGGCCAAGTTGAGCAATTTTTTTACCGTACTTTTTAAATGACTGCTTAAATAGACGAATAAGTTCAGCAGAGGTAATTTGTTTTTTGTTACGAGCATCATTCACACGATCCATAAAATGTCGAGTAAACTCCACATCAATACCCACAGCTGCAAACAACTTATCTGCATACTTTTCTATTTGATTTAAATCTGATTGTGTGATCATTAAAATCTCACATTATTATTAAATGATACAACAGGGTCAAGACCCATAAAACGAATCAATGCTTCCCAAGATTGTGAAATCACCCTCTTTACTTTATTCCAAAACCTTTTCATAAAGTTAAGTGTTTTATCTACGATTCTTTTGAAAACGTCCATGAACCCTTCATTTAAGAGTTCACCTTGTTTTACTTCCTCTTCAACAATCATTTTAACACCAAGGCCAACAGCAGACCAAAAAGTATAATATCCTGTCTTACCTTTAGGATTCTCTGGTGATTTTAGTTGAGCAGATGTACTTTGTGTTGCTTTGAACTTAACATCAGGCTTAACTTGTTTTGCAATTTTCTTTACATACGCATCTGACATAGATGTTACGGTATGTATGGTTGCATTACCCTCATAGTCAGTTACCAAGAAATTATCAGCAGTTCCTATGCTGTCGCCAAATTTTACTTTACCTGTCATTGCTTCAAATGTAAATGCTTCTGCAAATGCTGGGTTGTTATTAAATACTTTTCTTAAATCATTCTTGAATGCTTTATGTGCATCATCAGCGTTTTTAAGAATCTCAACTTCAGCAAACTTACCCATCTGTTTGAGTTGAGTTTTATTCCCTTGAATTCCAAGCTTTCTCATATCAGTGCTTGGAAGAAGGTTATTGATATGTTTACCAAGGTCAGAAACAGCCTTATCAAGTGAAGTGCCGGAATCTTCAGCAGCAACATAAAAAGTTGCGGTTGCCTCATTAACACCACCAGACATTAGTTGTGCGTCACCAGTTTTTAAAGAAATTCTCCGTTCACCAATCATTAAATCAGTTTTAGGAGTTAACGTAGACCCCTTCGCACCAGAGGGAAAATACTGATTCCATCTCTTTGATGCGGGATATGAATTTTTTGGAAAGGCTCCCTTACCATCCAACTTTAAGTCTGAAATTATCTTTTTACCAACCTCGTCGGAATTTGGAATTAAACTTGAGGTAAAAGGATCACCACCAGCAGCGGAGACAATGACCTTTTCCATGTCGTATGCAGCAGTTGTATCACCCATTTTTAAATACACCTGTTCTGCCTCGTGAAATCTTTGAATCTTATCTAAGGGGGATTGCCTCTGGGGCCTGGGCCTGAGTTGTTCGACAAACTGTTTCATTCACTGCCTCCATTTGTTCTAAGTATTTATAAAACAATCAGGCGTGTCAGTCAAGCCCTTTTCATTTCCTTTTCATTGGCTGTATGGATTTCGTACAGGTCTTTCTTCAGTTGAGCGTCTTGAATTTTTTCTATTCCCAGTTCTCTAGTCTGCTCCGATAACTCGCACCATGAATGTACAACCTCTTCGGATTGTTTGCCTATTTGATTTATGAGTTCTTCTCTCGTTATCAGACCATAACCAAAATTCCCGCTCATCGCTTCACCGTAAATACTGTGGTACAAACCAGCTATCTGTAGATACTCTGGAGCTCCTCTTTCTTTTAGAATCTCAGCAACTCCGACCAAGTGTTGAACTATCCTCGGCCAGCCAGAAAACTTTTCTTCTATAAAAGGTAATTTATGTTCGTACATAGTTTAAATACGTCATTACAAAATACTTGGCAAAACCATTTGTCGGTGGGTTCCCTCTATGCATATACTGCCAGAGAGGCGGGAATATGATCAGTTTACCTTTCTCTGGTTTTACCTTGTCACCAAAAACAGGAAACTCTGTCTCACCACCATCAAAATCATCATTCAAATACACCATGAGAATCAGAAACCTTTTGGCGCCCTCTCTGGTCAAAACATCAACATGATTGCCAAACTGTTCACCACTATCGCAAAGAAACCGCTTCATTCGTAGTTCTTCCCAACCGTATTTGTTAGGCCATTGTGCCTTATGTAATTTAACGTCCTCCTTATATCTATCTATGACTCTGGTAAACTTACTCATAGCCAAAGTATTGAGATGTTCGAACCTGTCAAACCCCATAGGATTCATTCTTTGACAGTTACAGTTACCACAAATCTGGTGCCCATCAGGTCTAACAGGGCCGGTGCAAATACTGGTGTTCTTTACCTCTTCAGCATCCTTCTCTAATGTTTCCTCAAACATCTGCACATATGCATCACAAAGTTCGTCATCCAGAAAATTAGGATATGTTCTGGTATACCAATTTAGAGCTTCGTCGGCCACTTCGCATACTCCCCCTCTAACTTTGCGTGTTCCTCATCACGAGCAACCTTAGTCCTAGTACTAAAATCAACGCCAATATTTACTTTTTCTTTCTTGTCAACGTAAACCAAATGCGTCATAATAAAATATTTAGCGCCGGTTTTTGATGGCGGCTGTGGTGGAATTCCTTTATGTAAATAATTCCAAGATGGTGGAAAAACGAACAACCTACCTTTTTGTGGTTTAACCCTAGCATCCATAAGAGGAAAAAAAGTTTCGCCATCTGTAAAATCGTCATTCAGATAAACCATCAGACACAAAAATCTTTTTGCATGAGCATACGAGTAAACGTCTGAGTGTAATTCTAAACCATGACCTTTCTCAGAATCTACTCGAAACTTTTTTATTCGTAGTTCTTCCCAACCGTATTGTTTCGGCCACTGATATTCAAACTGATTGATGCCGCAGTCTTCTTTATATCGTTCAACGCCCTCCATCCACTTGTCCATAAGTCTGATATTCAAATCATGAAAACGTGGATACTCCATAGGATTGGTCCTCATGCAATCGCACTGACCACATATCATAGAACCATCTTCTCTGTAACAAATACTTAATTCTCTGTGCCGTTCAGCATCAACGGTGATCGTTTCTTCGAACTTCTCTATATACTCATCGCATATAGAAGCTTCTAGAAAACCATCATAAACTCTACAATAGTGATCAAGATCAGCCATACTTGAATTCTTTCTCTGCGGCAACATCCAACTGTTTCAGAATATCTTCAGTAAAATATGTTTCGGGATCACTTAGAATTGCTTTACCAAATTGCTTGCTGCCATCTGGCATTTCATATCTAGTGGACACCTTCTTAAAGATTCCATATTTCTCTGCGAGCTCTAACAGACCATAATATTTATCTAGGCCCTTGTCATAGGTCAACCGCACATCGACCATCTTGTTCTCTACCGTCAGACGAGACTTGTGGTTCTTACAGTGAATGATATTACCAATAACCTCTGTTCCGTCCTTTTCCTTTTTCTTAGAGAGATACACGATAGACGAAGCAGCATACTTCAGGCCTGAACCACCACCCATCTCCTTAGTAGAGAATAGTCCCATACTCTCGTAGGTGTGATTAGTGACAACCATAGGAACCTTGGCCCGTCCTAGTTTTAGTGTCAGTACACGAAACGCAGCCTTCAACA